TCCAAGGTCCGTGCACTGGCCTGCAACCTGTTGCGTCGCCCCGGGATCGTCTGGCGACTGCCCCATCTTGCTGATGTCGATCTTGGCCTTGCGCACAGCGTCGCCCCAGCTGGATTTGAACATCCCCACGAAGTCGGCGATCTTGTCGACGATCCAGTTGTAGGCTGCGGCGATCTCCTTAAGTACCAACATAATGCCGTCCGTGAAGACCTTGACCACCGCCGACAGCGCAGAGATGGCGAGCGGGGCAAAGCTCATGTTGGTAATGAGCTGCGTGAACAGCTCGGTGAAGACGATAAAGAGCTTGATTAGCGGCTTAATGGCCTCTATGAACGGGTTGAAAATGTCGGCCATGTACTGCATGGACTGCGAAAGCATGTCGATGATCTCGGTGAAGCCCTTCATTTTTGAGAGTAGCGACAGTATCACCGCAGCAATGACCCCAAAAACGCTTCCCGACTGAGCGGCCTTGACGACGTCCGTTGCCATGTGTCCGAAGTCGCCGCCGACCTGGGCAAGGCCAGCGGCTAGGCTCTTGGCCACGGCCGGCAGCGGCTTGGTTAGCGCGTCATGGATCTTGTTGGCGAAGTCGCCGAGGTTGCTCGCGATCTGCGGGCCGAAAACGCCCTGCGTGGCGTTAAAAAGCTTGTCGCCGATGTTCTGTGCGCCGTTTCGCAGGCTGTTGGCGTAGTCGGCAGCCGCAGTCTGCGACGCTGCGTCGATTGCTCGGCTCACGTTGGCGAAGTGGATGCTCTCGCTGTCGTTCAGTTTCTCAAGAGCCGCCTCCGTCCCGGCCTTGACGGCATCGGCCCACGCTGCCGCGCCGGCATCTCCGCCGGCCATCGCGCCGCCGACGCTCTGTGCGCCGCCCAGGCCACTGTCACCCCAGCCTCCCGAGAACTCCTTGCGCTGAGCCGCCGCCGCTCTTGCCGCCTCTTCGGCCTTCTGGTTGGCCGCGCGTTGGCGCTCGGCTGCGTCCAGCGCGAGGGTGGCTTCCTTGGCGGCTTTGATTGCCTCGATCTCTTTCTTCTCAAGGTCGATCTTTGCCGCAAGGGCATCGACACGCCCGGCCGCGGCCAGGATGGTTGCCGCGTCGGTCGCCTCGTTCATCTCGCGGATGTTCTGCTCATACAGCTCGTTGTTGCCGGCAATGGCGTTGCTGAGCTGAAAATACCGAACGTTGAGCTTCTCGACATGCGCCTCGGTCGAGCTCAGCCCGTCGATCATGTCCTGGGTCTTGTCTATAGTTGCCGCGGTCTCTTTGTTGAGGTCCTTGATCTCCTGCACCAGGCCCTCGGTCAGCGCCTTCTTGAGCCTCTCCCCAGAGTCTTTCGCGCCCTCGATCGATTCTTTCCACGCATCCCAGGCCTGCACTCCCTCGTAAATGATGGCCCCGAGCCCGACAACAGCGATGCCGATCGCCCCGATGATGGCGGCCATGGGGGCGAGCGCCGTGGCGATTGCCGGCAGCATGTTGAGCGCCGCGCCGGCCTGCGGGGCGGCCATGGCAACCTTCATGGTGCCTTCGCCTAGCCCGGCGATCGCCTCGCCGTAGTTGCCGGTAGCGATGCCTTCAAACGCCTTGCCGAGGTCAGCAACGGCAGCTTTCGCGCTCATCACGGGATGTTCGAACTCCATCATGGAGCGGTTCCATACCCGCATTTCGCTCGTGGATTCTTTCACCTCGCCGCGGAGGCTCGACGTGATGCCGGAAAAACCCCTCATGCCCTGGGCCGACGCCTCGGCGCCCCCGCCCATGGCCTTAAAATCAACGGCGGCCTGCTCGGCTTGGTCGCATATCGCCTTAAGTGGCGACCGTGCGTCCTCGATGCTCTTGGCAAAGTCGCCAGTCAGCGCGGCAATCTTGACAGAGATGGTCCCGGCGTCCGTGTCACCCATGGCTCAGCCCATGCGCTTCTTGCGCGCCTTGCGCTCCATGTGGGCTTTGATTTGCTCGCGGGTCATGCCCTCGAAGCTGATCGACTCGCCCATGAGCCTGGCGACGCTCGGAGCCTCCGAACAGTGCGGCGACATGGTCCAGCTTGCGTGCTGGGCGAGTAATCGCAGCAGGTCTCGGTGTGCGTCCAGACGCCCCCTGGCGTACTGGTCGAACTCCCAGACGGTGAGGTCCCAGAACTCGGCTGTTTTGAGCCCTAGGCGGTGGGCGGTTTGGAGTCGGCCGGGCCAGTCCCAGCTTGAGGAGGAGGGTTTGCATCGTCGTCCTCCTTGGGCGGTGTCTCTTCGTCTTCCTCGTCCTCGCCTGCGTCGTTGGGGAACACCTCGTCGAGACGCTTGGCGCTGGACGGTCCACGAAGAGCGAGGCTGACGGCCTTGATCGTCATGTTGAGGAAGTAATCGAACTTGTCGGGCTCCTGACCCATCCACTGCCCGATCTGCTTGGGCGTGCGGGTCACCTGTTCCTTGAGTCCCTGGGCAATGACGGCGCGGACGAACTTGACCCCGATATTGCCGTCGCGCATAGTCGTGATGATCGACACGCCGAGGGTGTCTTCGAGATCAGCAACGTCGTTCTGCGATATGCGCAGGACGCGGTCCTTGCCGCCAATCTTGATCGGGACTTCCGCGCGCCACTCATTCGCCACGAGTCAGCTCCTTACGACTGCTGCGCCTGAATGGTTGCAGCGCCGGTGCACTGCATCGAGTAGCTGATCGCGTTCGGGGCTGCGTTGGGGCTGTCGTCGTCGCCGCCGGTGACCAGCGCGCTGTGGATGTACTCCGTGTTGCCCACGCCAGGGTTGGGGCGGTAGCGTAGCTTGACGATGGCGCCGCTCTCGATGGCCGCGTTCATGGCGATTTGCCCGACGTCGACCGCGTCATAGAAGCCCTTGGCGCTCATGTCGTAGGACTTGCGGCCGGCGATGTGCGAGTTCGTCCCGGCGTCGTCGTGGTTGCTGGTGTCCATCGTCGCGCGCTTGGGCTTGCGGCTGATGTCCGTCAGCGAACCGACGACGGAGTAGTTAGAGCCGCCGTCCGTCGAGATTTCGAGTGTGCCGAGATAGCCTTGAGACTTTGCCACGGGTCAGCTCCTAGCCGTCGATGATGGCGGCGACAGACATGCCGGTTGCGGTTGCGATGGTGAGCGCGAGGGACGCGGGGAACAGGTTTTTGGCGAACGGCCCAGCCACCGAAAAGCCCGTAGTGGCCCCGCATGTGATCGTGAGATCGCCCGTGCAGCCGTACTCGTCGGCAATGGACGCGACCACGACCGTGTGCGGGCTCGAGTCGGTGTTTTTAACCAGCACGAGGACCTTACCGCTCGTGTTGTCGACGGTGAAACCATCCGTACTGCCGGCGGTCCAGGTCAACGCGAGCGCTGTGGCGCCGTTGGCCGGGACAACCTGGGGGACGAGTGCCGCGGGGGCTGCCATGGGTATCTCCTACGGTAGCTTTTGCAGCGCGATCGCCGCGAAGTAGAGGGTGGTGTCCGTGCCGATGTTGACATTGACCGAGCCGTCGCTCTGGTTGAAGCGCACCGGGGCCAGGACGTTCAGCGCCGAGATTCCGGGGATGCCGGCCGCCGCCGCGGGACAGGTGATCGTGGTGTCCTTGGAGCGCCCGTAGGGGTCCGCCACGCTCTTGATGGTGATCGTCGAGTTGGCGCCCACCGCGTCGTTACGGACAAGCAACGCCACGTGGCCGCTTGAGTTGTCGAAGTACATTCCGAGACTGGCATTTGCCGCAGTCCACGCAACCGTGTTCTGGGCGCCGCCGTTGACGGCCGGGGTCTGCAAGGGGATGTTGACGCGGGCCATTATTCCGCCGCCTTTTGCTCAAACAATTCGGCCTTGCCGTCCGCAATCCACTCGGCCGACAGCTCGGGGGGCACGGATTGCAGCGTCGTGGCTGGGTAGGTGGTCTTCCCGCCGCCGTCCTGCACTAGGACAACGGTGGCCTTCATCGTCACCAACACCTGTTCGTCCATGCCCACGACACTAGGGCTCGTCGGTGACTACGCTACGCTTGCAGGGCCAGCATCTTGACCTTGATCAGAGCCATTCCTTGCTGCTCTGTCTGGCCGCTGTCGTAGCTGACGCCATCGATCTCGGCGTATTGGACGGTCCCTCCCAGAGTGGTCCACGCATCGTGGGTCGGGTCGTTGCGCGCCAGAGAGGTTTCGCCGGCCTGGCGAGCCAAGGCGCCCTCGACGGCCGCGACGATGATTGCGAGCGGTGTCTCGGCCGAGCTCGACGGCGATGAGTCGGCGCGCGCGTAAACGAAAACCAGGGCGTTCAGGGTCCATCGAGGCGTGCATGCAGCCTCGTTGCTCGATGGCTGCTCGGAGTCGGCGATGACATCGATCGCCGGCTGTACGGCTTGGGCGAGGTCGGCGAACGCGGTTAGGCGACGGTGCACGTCGTCGGCCAGAAGGCTGCGCACCTGGGATTGTAGACGATCAGCCAGGGCCGCATAGGCCGCCTCGCGATTGACGCTCATAAGGGCTCTCCCATGGCCCGCGCGATGCGGTCCTTGATTTTGGGCGACATCTGGCGAAGGGTTGACAGCAGGAACGAGCGCGGATCTTGATTCACCTTGCGGTAGTGGGCCTTGACCTGCGTCATGTATTTGACGCGCCGTCCGCTGCCGCTGCGGACCTTGCGCCAGTGGGCGCGGACCTTTTCGACCCCCTTGAATCCGAGCTCCCAGAAGCGGCCGTAAGAGACGTTGTCCCCGACGGTGCCAACGATGGCCCCTGGCGTCTCTTCGGTTTGAACGTTGACGCCGCGGCGCAGCCTGCCCGAGCGCACGTTGAGCACTCCGCCGGCGAGGGCGGAGGACTTGATCGCACCCTGTACGTCAATGGTTGACGCCGTGATGGCTCGAGCAATGCGGCTTCGGATCTTGTCCGACAACCCGGCCAGGTTGACCTGCACCTGTGCCGCGCCGACCACCGTGACCGTGTCGGTCATCGCGGCCAGGGCCTGGAGTAGAGCTTGAGAATCGTTTTTGCGGCTGTCGGGACATCGTCCATGGCGAAGCTGATCACCTCACCACTGCCAGCGCCGACACTCTTGCTCTTTTCGTCGGTGCGACTCTTGCGCCTGTACCAGCTCGCGCAAGTCTCAATGCACGCCTGCTCGAGATCGGCCGGCGTCGTGGCGTAGCCGGCCGTGTAGGCGATGGCGACGTTGCGGATCCCGCACTCGAACGTGTAACCGCCGTCCAGATACACGACATCGTCGTCATAGTCGTAACCGGGGGCGCCAACCGACGCGCGGGCGCCGATCGTTGTCGTGCCCACCGCCACGGACGTGATGGCGGTGATCGGATACTCGGGCAACGGCTGAGACGTGCCGCCCTTGCCGCTGACGGTGTACGTGTGGGCGCCGCTGGCGAAAGCGCGGTCGCAGTAGCCGGCGAAGGTTGCCGAGACGGCCGAAATCAGGCGCGAAAGTGTCGCATCGTCGCCGCCAAGGGCCGCGGCCTCGTACTTCCAATGCGCCGTGTTGTCGGTGATGTCTGCCGTCGTGCCGCTCGGGCCCGAGCCGGTCGCGGCGCTCGTGCCGGCCGTAATGCAGGCATACTGCGCGTTGTTGGCGCGGACCTTGTCGCCGACGCTGTAGGCGGTGGCAACGGCCCACGTGGGCAAGAGCCCAAGATAGGCCTTGAGATTGGCGAGTGTGGTGAGGTCGCCGGCAGCCACGAGACCCCCTTAGCGGCGGCCCCGCTTGCTGGGCTTGTCGGCAACGGGCGTTGACTCTGACTCGAGCGGCTTCGGCGCGGCGGGCTGTGCCGCCGGTGCTTGCTTGGGCTGCTTGGGTGGCTCGACAAAGCCGTGGGCCTTGGCTGCCGTCAGGTGTTCGGCCGGGATGTCAAACGAGCCGTCTGCGGCCCGCTCGACCCGCGCGCCACCAAACGACACGGTCTTGACCTTGGCGTCTGGATGAAATCGCTTTGCCATGTGCGGGCTCCTGAGCAAGCAAGGCGCGGGGCCAGGAGATTGGACACCCCGCGCCAAGCTTGCAGCAGTGGTTAGCTATTGGTCGGCGCGATGTTGGTAATGACGCCAACGCCGAACGGCACCGGGCAAGCCAGCACGCCTTCGGCGTAGGTGCCGAACTCGTACCGGCGAGACTTCCGAGCGAACTCTACCGCGTAGTAGTCCTTGCGCATGTGCATCTCGACAACGTTCGGCACGTTGTTGTTGACGTACTGCCCGGGGAGCTCGGACGCCCAACCCAGGATCGTCCCGGCGGGGAGTGTCGGGTGAAGCTTGATCTCGATGTCTTTCCCACCCTCGGCGGTGAAGGGGTTGAAGTAGAACTTGACCCTCGCGCCAGCCTTGACGCTCGGGGCCCCAGTGACGGGGTCGGCGAAGTAGTGCAGCAACGGCCCGCTCGAGCTGTTCAGCGCGCACTGCGTGATGCTGCCGAGCTCCTGGCTGTTGACGTACAGGACGTCAGGGCTGAGCTGGTAGGTGTCCCAGCGGTCGCGCAACATGGCGTCGATTTCGACAACCGAGCCGCGGCCAGACGGGGTGAGTTCGGTGCCGGTGCCGGCGGTGCCCGTGGCAAGCGCCTTGTAATAGGCGTAGTTGGTGCTGGTCAGGGCCGCGATGCTCAACAGGCCATCAAAGGCGTAGGTCGCGTTGACACTGTGGTCGGCGTCAGACGTGAGCGCCGAGCTAAGCTGGCCAGAGGTGGTCAGGGACTTGAGCTTGATGCCATTCAGGGTGGTGATCGACTGAAGACGTGTGCCGCCAGTGTTGAGGCCGGCATACCAGGCGTAGCCGTACGCTCCCACAAGGGGGTCACCGTTCGAGTCGGCGGCCGACATGAACAACGATTGGCTGGTGTCAACGCTGGTGTTGCCCTCGGCGCTGGGGCGGCTGGTGCCGCTGTTGAGGACGTACGTGTCGCCATCGGCGCCGTACACGGTCTTGCTCTGGGTCAGGCCGGTCGCAATGGCGACGGACTTGAAGTTGCGGTAACCCTCGTAGGTGAGGGCCACAACTTGGCCGTAGTACGTGTTGGCGCTGATGCTGCCGTCGTCGCCACTGGCGCTCATGGTGAGCGTCGGGCGCGTGATGGTCGCCGTGGCGTTGCCGCCAATCATTGCGTTCTCTTCCTTCATCATGAGCTTCTGAAGGTTCTTGAGATGGGCGTCGCTCTGGGGATCCCAACCATCGGCGCCGGCGTTCTGGGCTTCGAACGTGACGCTGGCTTCTTCACCAAAGCTCACGTAGCTCGCGGCCTTCGGAGTCGCGGTGTACACCATGCGATCCGTGCGCTGGCCTTCCGGCACCCAGGGCATGGCATCGTAGCCGCTGCCCGTGAGGCTGGTGATGACCTTCCAGTTTGTCGCGTTGGCGCCGCGGCCGGGGACGCGCGGGATCTTGTTGCGGATGGGGGTGAGCACCGGGAAGAGGTTCTTCGCCGGGGCCTGCAGGTCATAGCCATACTCGGCCGAGCTGATCTGCTGCCCTTCCGTGATGGCCTTTTTCAACACGTCGAGCGGCACGTTTGGCGTCTGGAGCGCCTTGGTAATCATTGACCTAACTTCGTTGAGATCCATAGCTTTCTCCGGACCAGGGGGCGCCCCGGGCCTTTAAGGATTCCGAAGCGGGACCATCCCGCCGCGGAGAACTTTCCGCATTTCGTACTGAGCCCGCGATTCGGGGCTCATCTTCTGCAATTGGTCGTCATCGAGCTCGCCGGGGGCGGTTGGTGCGCCGCCCGAGTCCTGCGACTTCTCGACTACGCGAAGGACTGGCTTCGGCTGCGTCTTGGCTTTGGCTTCGGCGTCAGCGAGCCGCTTGCAAAGCTCGTCGCGCTCGGCTGTGACCTTGACCAGGGCTTCGCCGGCTGCGATGGCGGTGGCCTCGGCGTCCGATGCGCGCTTGGCGAGGTCGCCGATCTCGGCGTCTTTCTTGGTGGCGGCATCGACTCCGGCGTGGCCAATCTTCCCGGCCGCCTTGCTTTCCTTGGCGCTGGCCTTGGCTCCGGCCTTCTCGTGGAAGTTGGCCATAGCCTTGTGGTAGTCGGCCGCCTTGTCGTTGCCGGCCTTCTCGTGGGCCTTGGCTGCCGAGGCGTGGGCTTTCGCCGCTTTTCCGTGCGCCTTGGAGTCGGCGCCCTTGCCGGCCTTCTTGGATGCGGCGTGGGCCTTGGCTGACGCCTTGTTGTGCGATCCGCCCTCGCCACTGCCGCCCGCGTGCTGATTGCCGCGGGATGGGTGGCCGGGGAAATCGCCCTTCTCGAGGTTGCCGGTTTCGGCCGCCATTGAGACCGCATCGGGCTCGTCGCCCTCTTGAATCTCGGAGGCCGCGAAGTCTTTCAGGGCCTGCTCGGCGGTCTTGAGCGACGCGAGCTGATCGGCGGCCTCCTCGTGGTCCTCGCCGGACTCGTGCGCGATGAGCGATTGGACTGTCATCAGGGCGTCCAGCGCGATCTTGGCATCCCAGGCCTCCATGCCCTTGTGCAGGCTGTCGGCTGGCGCGTCGTTGGTTGCAGGCGCGGGAGTCGCACCCGCCGTGCTGGGGTTATGGGCCCCTGCTGGTTCCTGGACCGCCTGCGTCGATTCGGTGGTGGCCGCCTTGGCAACGGGGTCTGTGGCGGGGGCGGCCTGCTCGGACTCGGGAGCGGGGACTGGCGCGGTTTCGACGGCGACACTTGCTGTGGCTTCCATGGGCTCGGCTCCTGCGATTTTGACGAGGGTGATCCGCGCGTCCGGGTTGCACGGGCGGTCAACGAGACTGATTTCGGTAAGGGAAAGTCCGTCGATGATGGTCGGGTCTTTGGCGTTACGCTCTGTAACGTCGCCGCCAAGGGAGAAGCCCTTCAGCACGCCGGCTTTGACTTTCTTGATCGACCCGTCGTCAACGATGTGCGCCGCAATGCGGGTGCGGTTGTCGTCTCCAACTTCAAGCGAGGTCGCCAGGCCGGCAGCGATTTTCTCGTGCATCTCGCGAACGGCGCCCCACTCCATGTAGGCGGGGATGGCCTTGCGCACGGCGTCTGCGGTGATGAGCTCGCCCCGTCCATACTTCTTGAGGCTCTTGACCTCTTGGTCACGGGTCTCGGTTGAGGCGATGCCCTCGACGTACAGGGAGCCGTCGTCGAGCTCTTGGACTTTCGCGAACGGCGCGAATACCTGGGCCTTGCTCATCGCCCGAAGGCTAGGGCTTGTCGGTGACTGTGCTACTCGTCGGAGTCGGCGGGCTCGTCGGCGAGAACAGCCTCTTCATCGCACCTGCATCGAGGATGTAGCGGGGCGTCCTCAACCTCTTCGCCGGAGTCGCTCACGAACGGCTTTCCGTTGTCGGCGGTCTTCCCGTCCATCGCCTCGCATTCGTCACACACCTCGATGTTGTCGGTACCCTTGACCCATCTGCGTCCAGAGGTAACGCCAGACGCCTCCCACCCGATGCGATTCCCCCGGATGTCCGCAAAAGCTGTCTCCGTGGTTGCGATCAGCTTCGCGCGCTCCTCGCCGAACTCGGTCGCCTCCTCGAGAGCGTCCGCCAGCTCGTCGTTGGTCCAGCCTTCGTCGAGCGATCGTGCCACCAGGAGCTTCACTCCATCCTTGGTCGTATCCTCAACGCCCTTGATGAGCTCGCCGGCTCGTTCGCTTGCCCATTCAACGGCATCATCGTTAGCCTGGCTTAGCATCTTGTCGATCTCGGCCTTGCTCGCCGTCGAGACCTGCTTTAGGCCGCGCTTGGCGCCATCCTTGGCGACGGCCTCGATGTGCGGCAAGAGCGCATCGCGCAGCGTCCCAAAATCGGCATCTTCGACGTAGACCTCCGCCGGGTGCTTCTTGTTCTTGTCGTCTTTCTGGAGCTTGTCGAGCGAGTCACGAGCGGCAGCGGCCACCTGGGCGCCGAGGTCGGTCAGCCACTCATGGGTAACGGACTTGATTGCAGCGGCAGCCTTGCGCGTGACCGGGCGGTCGCGTTTGATCGGCTTGAAGTAACCTCCCGGCAGCACGGCCGGCTGCTTTCGCGAGCTTTGCCGTCTCAGCCTCGTCGCCCGCCGGGGCGCCGTCGAGAGGAAGGGCGAGCTGTTTGCCGGGCTTCTTCTTGTCGCCCGGCTCGGGGGGT